GTGTCAGCTATCGCTGTCATTCAGTGGGCAGATGTCGAGACCGTGGTCAAAGGCTTTGAGTGGCTCGATGACAAGACTGCGGTGCAGTTGCTGTTGGTCACCAATGTGTTCCTGCGCCTGATTACCACAACGGCTGTCTGGGATATGTGGAAGGATAAGCAAAATGCGCAAAAGTAAACTGGGTGCAGTGTTGCTTGTGTTGCTAGTAACTGGCTGTGAAGATCGGTACAGGTACTTTTGCCAAGATCCACAGAACTTTGAAACAGAGCAGTGCAAGGTAAACTGCAAGGGCGATGGCACTTGCCCTGAAGACATTTATGGAGAGCATTTGGATGGCTAAATATACAGAGAGCGAACTTAAGGCAAGGATGCGATTCATTATCGGTCTGACGCTGTCGTTTACGCTGACCGTAATTGTATGCGTTGTGCTGTATTCCCTTGTCTTTGTTGTGCAACCGATAGGCGCACAAGCACCTAATGATAGCGAGTTTTTTCAACTTATCGTGCCGATTGCTACATTCCTGACTGGCATCCTGTCTGGGATTATGCTCGATACCAATAACCAAAATGAGGGTAGTAAGGAATGAGTCTTGCAAGTTTACAGGCTAAGGTCGGCGTTAAGGCAGATGGCGAGTTCGGAAAGAATACGCTGAAAGCCTGCATGAAGCATTACGGTCTGACTCCAGAGTCGGCATCACACTTCTTTGCCCAGTGCGCACATGAAAGTGGCAACTTCATCATCTTCCGTGAGAATCTGAACTACTCTGCTGATGGTCTGCTTCGGATCTTCCCGAAGTATTTTGATGCAATTAAGGCTCGACAGTACGCTCGCCAACCAGAGCGCATTGCAAACCGTGTCTATGCCAACCGTATGGGTAATGGTGACGAAGCCAGTGGTGACGGATGGCGTTACCGTGGTCGTGGTGCGATTCAGTTGACTGGCAAGAATAACTACCGTGACTTTGCTGACTGGGTCGGAAAGACTATCGATCCAGAAGATGTCGCTGAACAGTATGCATTTGACTCAGCACAGTTCTTTTTTGACCGTAATAAACTCTGGAAATACTGCGATGAGGTGACCGACACCAACATTGCCCTGCTGACCAGAGCGATTAACGGTGGCACACACGGCATCGAAGACCGCAAGGCAAAGACGCACAAATACTACGGATGGCTGAAAGAGTGATCATGATCTGGCTGATGAAGGCATGGCAAGGCGCACTGAAGCTACTGGAACTTGCGCTCAAGCACTGGCGCATCACTTTGGCTATCCTTGTCTGTGTTGCATTATACGCACACGCTGTATTAGCGCATAAGCGCGTCACTGCGCTCGAAAACCAGATAATCGGATACCAAGCCACTATCGACCAGTATGAGCGCACAGAAGCCGTTCTACGCAAAGCTGTAGACGAACAGACGGTGGTCGCCAAACAGAAGGTGACCGAGACCGAAAAACAGAAGGTGATAATCGATGAGCGTATCAAATACATCTACAAGACTGATCCCGTATCGGCTGAGTGGTCTGTTGTGCCTGTGCCTGATGCCGTTGCTGACCAGTTGCGCAACTACTAAGCCAGTCACGGTCAAGTTCCCAGAACTACCGCCAGAGATCATTGGTGTGCGTGAATACTGCACACTACCTGATGGTGTGGTTACTAATGCGGATCTTGCCGATGCATATGCGGATTGCGCTACCAAGCTGAAAAAAGCTAATATCCGACTGGATGCAATACAGTCAATCTTGAGAGAGCAAAGCAATGCCGAAAATTACTGAAAATATGCGCGGTGTTGGTAGTTTTCTTGGAAATACTGCTAATCAAGCGGTAAACCAAACCGTAACTGGACTCAAGGGCGAGAATCAACAGTGGGATATCGGTGACATCAAGCAACCACTGAAAAACATTGCGACTCTTGGTCTGCCACTTGGAATCATAAAGACTCTGTTCGGTGGCTATAAAGCAGGCGGTCAACCTAACCCATTTCAAAAGACTGGCGAAACATCTGTATTTGATTTTGCCAACACATTCAGCGTGCCAACCGACTCAGGCTTGCAGATGCCAATGATGGATCAGCAAGTAAACAATATGTTCCAGACTCAGCGTCAAACGCCTGACTTCTATCGACCGCCGATTCAAAAGACTGGCGAGACATCTGTGCAGGACTTCACCAATACTTTCAGCGCACCATCTGGATCAGGCTTGCAGATGCCACAGGAAGCACAGGATCAACAGCCACAGGTCATGGATACGCAGACTGTTACCGCGCCACCACAACAGCGTGTCACGCCACAAAAGATGCCGATGCCGTCTGATCTGGACTACATCTTCGGTGCTGACCAGAGCGCATACCAAAGCCGTAGCGCACCAAGCTATGTGAATCCGATGACTGCCAATAAAGGCTACTTCGACATGAACAAGGCAGGCACTGTCGGTGGCAACTATGTTCAGGGCGCAGGATGGCTGACTCAGGCTGACAAGGCGTTTGGCAAGAAAGCAGAAGATCTGCAGTTTGAAGCTATGATGCGTCAGCGCATGGCTAATATGTTTAGCTGAGGACACACATGGCAAAGATCACAGGCTCAGGTCAAAGAGTTCTGGCTGAACTAAGCCAAGATCCTGTTGCGCGAAAGAATAAGTACGACACCCTGAACAAGCAAAGGGAAGCCCTTGAGCGCAGGGCAGACTATCTAGCCACTCGTCTAGAAGCCACACAGAAAAGTGGCAACCAGAGCGCATACAACGCAACGCTACAGCAGTTGCAAGACGCTGAGTCGCGTGTCAACAACATAGTAACTGAGATGAACTCGATTGCTGAGTCGTCTCGCTACAGCGCACAGCAAGATCGCAGACAACAACGAATTACAGACCGCAAGCCAAAGACCACTATGGACAAGGTGCGCGAGTCTTTGCCCTATCAGATAGGCAGTGGAATCCGTGACATGATTGTCGATACAGGCAAAGGCATCGGACAGACTGCGCTGTATGCTGAGAATGAACTACGCACTGGCAAATCAGGCGCACAACTGAATCCCAACACCATGCAGATGGAAGATATCCAGTTTGGCGATGTCGCTGACACCTACATAAAGGAAGGCGCAAAGACAGCAGGTACATATTTAGACTTTCTTAACAGTCTGGCATACCGTGGCTTTACTGGTCGTGGCAAGCCTGACAGTGAAGACGGTCGATTTAACAAAATGCTTGGTGAGAGAGTGCCTAGAATATTTGGCACGAAAGATATCGAAGATCCAACCGTTGCTAAGGGCGCAGAGATTGTGGCAGATCCACTGGCGCTTATCCCAGTCGCAGGGCGCGTGAAGGCAGGCGTTGATGCCGTGACCGATCCGAAGCTGTGGGAAGGCATTGCGCGTGATATGAGCATGGGTACGCGCAGTAATATATTTGTTCCATTAACGCCATATACTAATCAGATGGGCAGAATTAGGTCTCCAAAGCCTGAATTACATCAAACAAAAGACTATGAAAAGTTCTTTAATGAAAAGTATATTGAAACATACTCACCAACAATACAGGATGCGTATAAAAAATATAAACAATTAAAATCTCAAGGCGTACCGCCAAATGAAATATTTAGGCAAACGCGAGTATTTGAAAATGTTGATGGAGTACCGTACTTTGAAACTGACGACTCATTAGCAAAAATTGACATCATGGCTATCAATGAAGCATTGAGGCGGAATGAAACAATACCGCTAAATGATGTTTTTTCTCATCCAGAACTTATAGGTAAAAACCTAAAGCAATTTGGTGAAGAGGGCGGTAATTACTCGCTTATAAAGCCAACAGAACAAGGTGGCGCATTTTATGATCCAAGCACAGGCAATATTTCTATAAATAAATATGCGCAATTAAGCGATATTAAGTCATCTCTTTTGCACGAACTTACACACAAGGAAGCGTTTGATCAAGGTCTGTCAATGGCAGGATCAAATTCGCCGTCTTCATCAAAATTGCCACAACAGGTAATTGATAATACTGCCCAAAAAAGACAAGAAATTGTCATGGATGAACTTGATAGTGCTGATTATGAAATCAGCGTGGCGAGAAATGCGCGTAATAAGGCACAGGCTAACCCAAACATATCAGATAAAGAATTGATTGAATATGATAATAAAGTAAAAGAGGCAATACAAAGAAAAAATGATTTAGCTTCTGAATCAATGTTGTTAAGTTCACGAAGCGCAGAAGATCTTCCATACCTTAGCGCATATAATGCATATCTTGCGAATAACAATGAAGCACTTGCTAGGCTTACGCAGGAAAGAATGGGGCTTAGTGGGCAAGAAAGAGCAGATCGATACATACTGGATGATGGGTATATGAAGCAGACCGTTGGTGTTGATCCTAATGATACATGGTTTGCTAAGTATCAGGGCATGGAAGCAATTCCAACATATCCAAAATACATGGTCGATTCGGCTGTAAATTATTTGTATGGCAATAGACCGCTTACTGGAAAATATGTCATGCCAGATGTAATTGTTGATGAAAACTATCGTAGAAAATTACTTTCGGGCAATTGAAAATGAGCAAGATCCGCAAACTTAAGGAACAACAATGAAAGATATGAAAATGATTGAAGACATGGTCGCCAAGATGCTTATGATGGGCAAGGGCGGTATGGGCAAGAACAAGATGGAAGAAGGCGAGTATGAGGAAGAAGACTACTCCGAAGACGAAGGCTACGAGCAGGACAAGGTCACCATCAAGTTCTGTGGCAAGGATGCGCTAAAAAAAGCACACGACTTGCTGATGGGCAGTTATAAGAAGTAATATGCGGTAATCGGCATATATTGACGACTGTCAGTGTGTGCCATAAGTTGTATATGCCTACCAGTGGGTTTCACTGGGCGAAAATCTTAGGATATCCCTATGCAAATTGATGATAACTCGTTTGAAGAAACGCTAGACTCCGAAGCTACTGAAGAAGTAGCAGAACAGGCAGAATCGGAAATTGCCGAAGAAGAAGGACTCGCTGAAGACCAAGACGATGATGCGGATGATTCGGAAACCGCAAAGCGATCGAAGGTACAAAAGCGCATTGATGAAATCACGAAGGCTCGGCGTGAAGCAGAAAGAGAGCGCGACTTCTGGCGTTTGCAGGCGCAACAAAAGGCACAGCAACAATCAGTGCCACAGATGCACAAGCCTACGCTAGAGCAGTTCGATTATGATCAAGAAGCGTATCTGGAAGCACTGGCAGACTACAAGGTACAAACCACTCTGGCGCAGTCAATGGCACAGCAGGCTCAGTACCAAGAACAGCAGTCTACGGCGCAGACAGTTAATGAGTTTAAGATGCGCGAGTATGAGGTTATGTCGGAGTTTCCCGACTATCAGCAGAAAGTGTACGCAAACGATGTGCCTATCACCGATACGATGGCTTCTGCCATACGCTCAGATGAAAACGGTGCTAAGGTCGCATACTTCTTGGCTACATATAAGGACATCGCGTATCGCGTGGCAAATATGTCACCGCGAGAACAATTTCTGGCGATTGGCGAGATCAGCGAAAAGATTTCTCAGGCTCAGTCTTCCGAAGGATTGAAGCCGTCTAAGGTATCAAATGCCCCGTCACCAGTTCCAAGTGTGTCGAGTCGTGGCTCTGTTATGAACAAAAGCCCTGACAAGATGTCTACTGATGAATTCATGGCGTGGCGACAAAAACAACTCTCTAAACGCTAACAATCAATTTGTAAGGAATATAAGCAATGCCCAACAATACTATTCTCACCAGTTCCGTCATCACCAAAGAAGCTCTGCGCATCCTGCACCAGAAGCTGAACTTCGTTGGCTCGATGAATCGTGCTTATGACTCGTCTTTTGCCCAATCGGGCGCAAAGATCGGTGATAGCCTGCGTATCCGTCTGCCGAACAAATACACCGTTCGTGACGGTGCTACCCTTGTTGCTCAAGACACCGTTGAAACTTCGACCACTCTGCAAGTTGCTACGCAGAAGGGCGTGGATCTCAACTTCACTTCTAACGAACTGACTCTGTCGCTTGACGATTTCAGCAAGCGCATCCTTGAGCCTGCTATGGCGCAACTGTCGGCTTCTATCGAATCCGATGCCTTCAACATGATTAAAGATGTGCCGTATGCTGTCGGCGCAAACGGTTCTGCCGTTACCTTTAAGAATGTTCTGGAAGCCCGTAAGAAGCTGTCCGACAATCTTGCCCCGTCTAACGACCGCACCCTGATCCTGAACACTCAGGACAATGTGGATCTCGTTGACTCCCTGAAAGGTCTGTTCCAAGACAGTGCCACCATTGCCCAACAGTATAAGGAAGGCATGGTCGGTAAAACTGCAGGCTACAGCTCGATCTACGAAAACACCCTGCTTCCGAACTTCTCGTTTGGCGCAGGCACTGGCTATCTGGTCAACGGTGCTTCGCAGTCGGGTTCTTCGCTGATCGTTGACACTGGTACTGGCGCACTGCCGAAAGGCACTGTGTTCACCATCGCTAATGTGTTCGCTGTTCATCCTGAGTCGCGTCTGTCCACTGGCGTTCTGCAACAGTTCGTTGTCACTTCCAACTACACTGGCGGTAACGGCACTGTGTCGATCTATCCTGCCATCACTGCAACTGGTGCTTACCAGACTGTTAATGCTGTGCCTGCTAACGATGCCCCGATCACTGTCTATGCCAGTGCCAGTGCCGATGTCACCCAGTCGCTCGCCTTCCAGAAAGATGCCTTCACCTTCGCTACTGCCGATCTGATCATGCCGAAAGGCGTGGACTTCTCGGCTCGTGAAGTCTATGACGGTATCTCGATGCGCGTTGTTCGCCAGTACGACATCAACAACGATGCCTTCCCGTGCCGTCTCGATGTGTTGTATGGCTATAAAACCATCCGACCGGAACTGGCTTGCCGTATCTTGGCTAACTAAGGCTTGTTTTAGCTTAGTGTGTAACCCTAAGATGGGCGGTAGAAATACCGCCTATCTTTTTTGAGAGACT